CGTATGGATGACAACGGTATCGCCGACGGAGAACAGGGGCGCCGTCGAGCGGGGGCGATATTCGACGCGGAAGTTTCCAGAACTGGCGCCCAGGGGCGGAACCGTGAAATCTTCGGATAACACCGCGACCCCCGGCGTCACGATTTCGAGTCCATCGATCGCGCGTTCGTAGTCGGTCACGAATGACGTGACGTGCATTTCGCGCGACCAGAACGTTTGTGTTTCGGCGTTGCCGCCCGCGTCGACGATCCAGCCGGCGGTCCGCGATGCCCAATTCGTCGCGCCGATCGACGCCAGTCGCGGATTCCCTGAGAATGCGGGTTGTGATCCCGTCCCCGTCGACGTCAAGACTTGCCCGGTTGCGACCGCCGGCAGGCCGACCAGGGACGTCGCGCCCGCGGCGACGACCAGATCACCCGGCGTCCAGGACGCCCGGCCGGTTCCGCCCGATCCGACGGGTAACGGCGTCGACAGGAGCAGCGCCCCGCCGATCGTCACACTGCCGTTGAACGTCTGATTCGCGGTAAACGTGTTGGTATCCTCCGCGCGAATCAGCAGCGTCCAGGCGCCCCCGTTGCGGCGCGTATAGACTTCGCCGGTCGCCGTGTCCAGGTACGTGTCGCACTGGACGCCGCCCGTCGGCGCCCCGTTGCCACTGGAAATCGTGCACGGGCCGGTATTCAACGTCAGACGATCCACATAGACGGACTGCGCCCCGCCGCGGAGTCCCGCCAGGACGATCAGGATCGCGACGGCGGGGCGTCGTCTATTCCACATACGCGACCCCGAAGACGTCGGCATTGGCGACACTGGGTTGTAACTGGAGTTCATAAAACTTCGCCCCCGCCGTCAGCGTCACGGTAAACACGACGGTTTGCCACGCGGTCCCTGTGACGGGCGCCGACGTGCCGGGGGCGGCGATCCCGTCGGTGACGTTGTAGAGGCGCGCGACGACCGACGGGCCGGCGGTCGCGACGCGCAACCGCGCCGTCACCGTCGCGACCGTTGATCCGCGCGTCGTCGTGTCGATCTGGATCTGGATCGCCCCTTGCCCGATCGCCGCCCCGCCGGTCGCCGGGACCCAGGCGCCCGCCGTCGCCGTGCGTTTGGCTTCCAGGCCCGACCCCCCCAGGAAATACGACGTCCGGCCCGTCCCGCCGCCGCCGCCCGTCGGCCCGCCCGTGGCGGGGGCCGGCAAGACCGCCGCCGCCGCGGTCCCCCCGATCCCGGACCACTGACGAAACAGCACGTCGGCCGGCGGACTCTGAAACGCCGTCCCCTCTAGCGCCGTGACCGTCCGCCGGAGCGATCGATCCAGTGTGTTGGTGATCTGGACGTCGGTAATCAGAAAGACCGCGGATAGGCCGCGGGTCGGCAGATTAAGATACTGGACTTGTCCCGGATGCAATCCCAGATCGTCCGTCTGGTACTGCACGCGTTTGGCGACGACGGTCCCCGTCGTCAGATACGCCTGTCCATAGGCGATCGCGTCGGCGCGCGTCCACACATCGGGTTGCGCGACCACCATGTCCCAGATCCCGCGCGCCGCTTGTTCCGTGGCGTTGTCGACGACGACGGACACGGGATACTGCGCGATGTAGTCGATCGCGATCGCGTCGCCCGCGGGAAACGGCGCGTCCCCGGTCCGTTGGTAGATCGTGTGGGTAACGGCGTCCCACTGGACGGCATACCCCGACGCGGGGGTCCCGGGTTCGTACGGTCCCAACGCCAGATTGACGCCGTTGTGCATGACAACCCCCGGCCAGTCATTGGTCGCGGGAAAGTCCGTCGTCCACTGCCGCGCGACCCCGTCGGCGGTCCACGCTTGATGCGTGCGCGCCGTGCCGGATCCGATCTGGACGATCACGCGATTGCAGTACTGGCCGGCGGTCCGTTGCGGGTCGACGGTGACGTCGCCGATCAGGTGCCCGTCGCCCGCCGCGATGTCGAACGGCGCCGCGCGCGTCCCCGCCTGGAACGCGCGCAGGACTTTGTTGTAGTCGATTTCCCAGAGATAGCCCGCCGCAGCCAACGCGCACGCTTCCCCCAGGGCGTCCCGGACGACCTTGTCGTACGCGTAGGGCACGGCGGGTAACGCCGGCCCGTCCGCCTGGGTGGGATCGAGCGTCACGCCCGGGAGATACGCCAGCATCGCCGTCAGAAAGGCTTTCAGACTGCCGGCGGGGACGGTCGTCGCGACGTGTTGCCGTTCGGCCAGTCCGCTGTAGTCACTCGCCGTGATCGTCGTCACGATCGGCGGCAACCCCACGCCGCCGACGCCCGCTTCGGCCGCGCGATCGATCGTCCCGCCGAAAATGCGGACGCCGTCTTCCGTGATCACGATGTCACTGTCCAGGGCGGGGCGATAGCTGCCGTTGGTCGACACGACGCCCAGGCGCAGCGTATTACGCGCGTTCTGGGTTTCCGTGATCTGTAGCGAATGCATCGTCCACCGTTGCACGACGCCGCCAATCGTCAGGACGTACGTCGCCATCGTTGACCCCGATTAGCGATTCAACCCGTTCGTGTACACGTAATCCGCCGTGGCGCGCGCGATTTCGCGGGAATCGACCTGGACACTGGTTTGCAGATTGATCGTCCCCGACCCGCCGGCCGGTTGGCGCAGCAGCGCCGTTCCCGTCCCACCGCCCAACGCGGGCCCGCCCGCGGTCGCGAGTCCCCCGGGCGCCCCCGGCATCGGCAGGTTGTAGACCGCTTGCGCGACGTCGTTCAGGAACCCCGTCACGGCGGTCGACCAGTCTTTCCAGGCCGACTGGTTGTCGGCCAGTTTACTGTTGACTTGATCTAACGCCGCCGCCGCCGCGGTCGCGGTTTCCACCGTCGCTTGCGCCTGTTGTTCGTTCGACACGGTGACGACGTCGGCGGCGTTTTGTTGCGCCTGTTTCTGTTGGTCCAGGGCGTCGGTCACTTGCTGGATCGCCGCTTGCGCCGCGGCGGGGTCGTTGCGCCCGACGCCCTGGGTCAGCTTGATCCACAACTGTTCGCCGGACTCGCCCAGGTCGTCTAACTTTGCATGTAGGGCGTCAAACCCGCCCATGGAATTCGCAAACGATACGACGGCGTCCCGTCCCGCCGTGCCCATCCCAAACAGTTTCGAGATCAACCCGCCGATCGCTTTCCCCGCTTCGATCGCCGCCGACACCATCCCCATGATCCCCGACGAAAAATTCAGGATGCCCGACAGGCTGGACGCTGATCCCGCTTTCAGGTCCGCGAAACTGGTCCGCATGTCTTTTAGGGCGCCCGTCGCTTTCCCCATGTCGCCGATCATCTTGCCGACGTCGCCGCCCACGGCGGTCGCTAGCGTGTTGAACCCGGTTTCCAGGTTTTGAATCGAGACGCCCATTTCCTTATTCTTCGCGATGATCGCGTCGGCGCCGGCTTTGAATCCGTCGCTGACTTTGAAGCCCAGGTTGTCGAAACTGGCGGACGCCTCAGCGAGTTTCCGCCCCAGGACGTCCAGTTCGGCGCCTAATTGGGCTTCCTGGGGAATCGCCAGCTTCACGGCGGTCCCGAACTTGTCCATGCCGTCGGTACTGACGGACAGATTCGGGATCATCTTGCCCGTGACGTCGACGATCGCCAGTAACCGATCGGTCAGCCGGGCCCCTTCCCCCTGTAATTTCACGGCTTCGTCCGCGATGTTGTTCAGTTGCTGTTCGGTAATCTGCCCGCTGTCGGCGAGTTTCCGGAAGACAAGGTCCAGGATTTTCATTTGTTCGGTCGCCGCCCCGCCCGAATACTTTTTGAACGCGGCGTCGACGGCGTCGGCGAATCGCTTGGCTTCGTCTTCCGCTTTCTTCCACGCCGCCCGGGTCTTCTCGCCGAAATCCTCCGATTCCGCTTTCAGGTCTTTCAGACGTTGCGTGATATCGTCGGTAAACCCCTTGAACGGTGCGGGGTCCGGTGGTTTCATTTTCGCGATGTCTTGATTCAGATCCGTCACGGCTTTGTCGGCGGCATTCATCCAGCCGATCGCCAGGGACGTATTCCCCGACAGATCGACCAACGCGGCGGCATAGTCACTCAGCGATCTTTGATATTTCTCCGCGGATTCGCCGACGCCGGTAATGGATCGCTGCAACGCATCCAGGAGTTTCACGATCTGCGGATCGGTCACGATCGCTTTGCCGACCGCTTCTTTGAAATTGTCCCATTCGTTGGCGATCTGTTTGATGCGCCCCGCGTAGGTTTCCGCTTCCGCCGCCGCCTGTCCGCCAAACTTGCTGTTGATCGCGTCCAGGACTTCCGACATGTCCATGCCGGGCCGGTAAGCGTCGCCCAGGAGTTTCCCCAGCTTGCCGATCGACTCGCCCCCTTCGGCGAACGCTTTGGCGACCAGCATCGTCGCGTTCTTCAGATCGATCCCCAGGCCCGACGCCAGATTCGTCGACGCCGTGAGCGCCGCGTCCATTTGGGCGGGGGCAACGTTGCCGACTTGCGTCAACAGCGATTCCATTTCGTTGATTAGGTCGTCGCTGTAGACCGTCGTGCGCTGGAACTGGGTCGCCAGATCGTTGAACGCGGCGATCGTTTGCGGCGTCGCGGTCCCTTGGGCCATCAGGGCGGTCGTCATTTTCTTGGCGGCGAGTTCGGCATTACCGTACGCGGTAATCGAGTCGCCGACGAACTCCGTCAGCACGCGAAACCCTTCTTTCGCTGTGTCCAGGATTGCCGTCCCACTGATCAGCCCCAGCATCGTCCCTTTGATTTCGGTGCCCAGATCGCCCATCGTCTTCGTCAGTTCGGTCGGTTCGGCCCGTTTCGTCGCGTCGCGCAGCGCGATCATATCGGCGGGCGCCTGTTCGCCCAGGGCGGCGTATTTCTTGATCGCGTCGTCCAGGAGTGCATTCAATTTCGCTTGTTCGGTTTCCGTCAGGGCGGTCGCCCCGCCGATCTTGCCGACCGCGACCACGGCGGTCTGCGCCTGATCGATCAAGCGTTGCCCGGAAAAGTTTGTCACCATGCGGGTCAACGCGCCTTCCGCTTTCGATGCGCCGCTGTCCAGCGTGGTCAGTGACGCCGCCGCTTTGGTGACGGCGTCATAGAAGCTTGAAAAGTCCGCCTGGAGTTTCCCGGTAACGGCCGCCATGGGTTATGACTCAATTTTCGCGAGTTCATCGATCAGTACGTCGTAGACATAATCGGGTAACGCCAGCACGTCGTCATACCTCCAGTGCATCGTCCGACAGATCGCTAGATCGCTGACGATCCGGTCGCGCCAATCAGGATTTTTTTTTCCAGATCCAGATCGGCGTCGACCGCGGCGACATGGGTTTCGATCGCGGTCTTGATTTCCACGAATGAATCCCAGTCGAGTCCATCGACGACGACGGCGAGCTCATCCCCCGTCAACCCGCGGATGGGTACGCGCGCGCCGTCGTCGTCGGTCAATGTCCAGTCGAGCAGATACGCGACGACGACCGCCAACCCGGTCGCCAGGGTGTCGACTTGCAACGGGGTCACGCCCGCTTTGTACATGCGCGCAAACATGGCGCGCCGTTCGCCATTGGTCAGCCGGCGGCGAATCATGATCGTGTCGCCGTCGGAAATTGGCAGCGTGACGGTTTCGGGGCGCACAAAACGGGATCCCATAGGTTCAATACTCCGGGGCGCCCAGGGTCGCCAGGACCGCGGTCGCGCCCACTTCGATCGACGTCACAGGAAAACAAAATAGACCGATGCCGCCCGGACGGGGCGCCGTGAACAGTAACGGCCGTTGCCGGATTTGGAACTTGTCGACGCGGGCGATCGTCGCCGTCAGCTTCCAGACGCCGTCGCCGCCGACCTGGGCGGATTCGCGACTAATCGCCCAGGTCGGGAGTTCGGCGGCGGTCCGATAGCCCCAGACGAGCGTCGCCCCGCGTCCGCGGAGCGTCAGCCGGGAGAGCACGCCGATCCTTGCGCACGCGCGTCAGGGGCCGACGTGGAACGTCCACGGGCCGGCGGCTTTGAATTCGCCCGATACGGCGGGCGCCCCTTCGACGGTGCAGTCGATTTCGGCGTCCAGGTACGCCAGCCCGTCCCAGTAGAAGGGGGCTTCCGTCGAATTCGGGACCAACTTCAATAGGCCGGGGGTCGGCGCGTCGGCCGCGTCGAACAGGATTGGCGACGCCGCCGGATCCGAGTTCCAGAACCCCGACACGGTCCCTGATACGTCTTTCATGCCCGGGACATACACTTTGTTGGTGTCGCCGAAGCAGGTCACGTCCTGTTTGTCGGTCTTGAACGACGCCTTCCACTTGTTGAGCGAAATGATCTCGACTGGGGTCGTCCCCGCGGGGTCGTACATCACTTGCCCGTACCGCCCGCTTTTGATCGCCATGATTTCGATCCCCTTCCTTACAACCCGGAGTTAGACCGCGCCCGTCGGCGCGAACACCACGTGATAGGTTCCCCCGCGATAGCGCCATTCCAGATTTGGATTTTCCGGATCGGTCATCTTGTCGATGACTGGATTGACCCGGTGCGTAGTCATCCATTCGTATCCCGTGACCGCGATCGGTTGATCTTCTAGGAGTTCATCGATCCGATAGGCCGCCGCGCGCATGTCGTCGGGACCGATCATCGACGACAACGCGGTCGCCAGAATTTCATAGTGGGCGTCTTCGATCGCGCGTCGGCCGAATTCGGCCACGTCGGTCGCATCCTGGATCTTGACGCTGACAAACCGCGTCGCCCCGTTGGGACCGTTCAAGTAATAGACGCCGTTCGGCATGAGCGCCAAGAGAGTCGGATCGGCGCCGAGTACCGCAATGATCGCGTTGACGATCGCCGACGTATCGCTGGGCGGCGTGCGGCGCGGGGCGGCGATCATGATCCGTCCCCCGTGACGATCAACCCTGCGCGTTGCAGGACGCCGATCAGATCGATCCACATGCCGCGGCGTTCGGTAATAATCTTGGCGCGCGCGCCGCGTCCCGGGGGGGCCGGCGGCATGACGCCGCGGTCCGCGCCCCGATAGGATCGATCCGTCGTCCCTTTTTCGTAGATTGTCGCGTGCGGGGCCTGTGATCGCACCTGGACGCCGGCATAGAATCGTCCCGTGCCGGGAAGCGTTTTAGCGACGACCCGCCCTTTCAAGGTGCCCGTTTTTTCGGGATAGCCCGCGACGATGGCACTGACGGCGCGGTCGCCATGCGCCAGGACAATCGCCCGCGCGTCGCCCGTCAGATCGTCGGGCAGCGATCGCAACGCCGCCCGGAGTTCCTCCAACCCCGTCCAAGCAAACGTCACCGTGTTCATGTCGCCGCCACTTCCGAACACTGGACGACCAGTTCGAAGCGTCGCCGGCCGGGGTCGTCGACGCCGACGACATAGAGCACGCGCGCCCCGTCGACCAGCCGCGACGCCGTCGTCACGTCGGATCGATACGGGCCGGTGACGGTGACCGACGGTTGCGTCAGGACGCCGTCCCGTTTCGCCCGTTCTTGATCAATCCCCGTCAGTACGTCCATCGCGACGTACCAGTCCGGCGGGACCGCATCGGTCCACGGTGTCATGACGACGTCGCCGTCGATCGCCTGGGCGGGCGCGGGATTCTGGACCGTGACGCGATGCCACGCGCGCAGGCCGGTCGGAATCGGGGATCGGATCGCCATGGCTTACCCGGTCGGCGTCGGCGTCGGCGGGGCGGCGAGTGCGGGATCGCGATGCCGCCGCAACAGGTTGGTAATCGTCGGGGACAGTTGCCCGATTTCTAAATCGTGTTCCGGTCCTTCCTTGAATTGGTCGTCGCCGCGGAACCGCCACAGTTCGCCCAGTTCCAGCAGGACCGCCGCGCTAATAACCCAATCGGGCGTCACGGTTGGATCGACCATCAACGGGTTGACCGTCGGCTGTTTCAGATAGTCGACGATGATCGCTTCGGCCATCGTCAATTTGTCAGTCACTTCCTGTTCAATGGGATCGATCGGCGTTTGCCCCAGCACGATCGGCAACCGCAAGTGTTGGACCGCCTGGGCGACCGTCACGTACATCCCCATGTCAGCCGCGCCCCCGCGCCGCGTCGAAGACTTGATCCCAGTCGCGCCCCCGCGGGCCGGCCGGTCCGGTCGCGCCGTCTTTCCCGGGCCGGCCACATTTGACCGCCAGGGTCCAGCCCGTCGTCCGGTCGTCGGGTTTGCTGGTCGTCGGCGCGTCGCAATGCCACATCGATCCGCCCCAGGTCACCACGTCGCCGCGCGCGTAGCTGGCGCCCGCCTGGAACACGCCGCGATAGCGCGTGACGGGCAACGCCACGGGAAACGCTTTGACGACATCCCCACGGGTAAAGCGGATCGTGATCGTGCGGTCGCCGTCGTCGTCGACCGTCAGATCGTCGAATCCCAGCCCGTCCAGGCCGTCGCGGCCATCGGCGCCGGCCGCGCCCGTCGGACCCGGGACGGGCGGTCGGGCTTCCACGCCCGCGATCCGTTCGCGCACGGCGGCGATCGCGTCGGGGACGCCCGCCAGCACGCCCAGGCGGGCGTCCAGCGTGACGACGCGTTCGGTCAGGGGCGCCAGGGCGCCCGCCACGACAGCGCCCACGTCGTCCCCGCGGGCGCCCAGGGCGACCGTCGTGTCGTGGTCGGCGGCGACGGTCCGTGCCAGATCCGCGACGCGGCCCTGGACGACGTCGACCGCCCCTTCGATGCGCGTCAGCCGGTCGACCACGGGGCGCATCGCCCGATCGACGGCATCTAGGACCGCGTCGGCGATCGCGTCGACGTCAGGCTGCATGACGACTCCGGATCCCGCGCCGGATCGCCGCGGCGACGTCGGTCCCAAACGTCTTGCCGGCATCGGGAGGGCCGGCCGGCGGCGCGGGCGGCGTCGCGGGCGTCGGTTTCGCGAACGGATCCGCTTTGTCGCGTTTCGCTAGGGCGTTCAGGGAGTAGTACTGCTGTTGCACCATCGGCGAGTCCCCGCCCGTCGCCGGCCCGACGCCGTAGTACTTTTTCCGCGCTTCGTTGGGCGACAGCACGCCCGCCGACTTCGTCGCCGCATCCGCCCGCGTTTTCGTGTCCATCCAGATCAAATCGTCGATGTCGAATTCGGTCCCGTACTGCGTCCCGTCGATCGGCGTCAGCAGGCCCAACCCGACGTCTAACGATCGTTCGATCGCCGTCAGGAGTGTCTGTAAACATTGCGAGTAGTACAACTGGACGAGCGGTTCAATGTTGGCGTAGGGCGGCGGGACGCCGATCCCGATCATGTAGGGCGCGACGTGGAAACACGCGCACACGTCGTCGGCGGTCCATTTCAATTGGTCGATCAACTGCGCGTCGACCGCCGACATGGCCATCGCGTCGTACTTCAACCCGTCGCCCAGGACGGCGATTTTCCCCATGTTGTCGCCGCTGAAATTGTCCCGCCAGTAGGCGGCGAGTCGTTGCGCCGTCTCGTTCGAAATCGCGCCCGGCGCCAGGAGCACGCCGCCCGGGTGGGATCCGTTGGCGAAAAACGCCGTGGAGTTCGCCTGGATCTTGAGGCCCTGATACGCCGCCATGCCGCACGCGTAGATCAGCGACACGCCGACCAACGGGTGATATAGCGCGACCATGGGATCGTGGATGATGTCGTCGGCCGGGACCGTGATCGGTTCCGGGAGTTCCGCCAGATAGTCCGTCTGGAGTTCGTAGTACACCGACCCGTCGGGCGCGACCAGACACCGCACGCGTTGCGGGGCCAGGACGTAGAGTTCGCGCACGACATTGCGATTGTCGCGCGCCTTCAACACGTACGCGTTGCCCCAAATTAATTTCGTGACGATCCACTGTTCGACAAATTTCTGGATCGTTTGATACGGATTCGGTTTGCGGAGCACGGCGGAAAACGCTGGCGTGGACGTTTCGGTCCAGATCCCGTCGCTCGTTTGCTGCACCAGCCGCAAGCACAATTTCCCGATGTCGGACGCGATCAGAGTGATACAGGCGTAGACCGCGAAATACGACAGGACGGAATCGGCGCGGAGCACCATGTTTTGTTGCCACGCGCCCGTAAACGATTCGCGAATGACGGGCCACCAATACCCCGCCCAGCCGTACCCCGCTTGCCCGATCGGTTGCGCGTTCCCCGGCGGCGTGACGTTGTCGACGCCCGTCGCTTTCGTGCGCCGCGTAATCGATAGGCCGAACAGATCCACGCGTCAACCCCGATGCGCTTTGCGTGGCTTGGTTTTCGCGGCGTCGACGGTGCGATCGTCCGACACGATTTTCGCGCGCCCCATCGCGACGATCGTTTCCAAAAACACCTTGTCGGCGTCCGTGCCCGTGATTTGATCGCCTTCATACCATTCGCCATGGGTCGCAAAGTCCGTCAAATAGGGGACGGTGACTTCGACGGTCAGGCTGGGGACGGGCGGCGGCGGATCGGCGGCGGGCGCGCGATCGGCGTCGTGGGCCTGGGTGTGATGATGCGTCATAGGTTCGCCCCCCTGTCCCGGCTGGACGCGCGCCCCCGGGCCTACCCGCCCGGACGCGCGTTCCTCACCCCTTACGCGACGTAGGTCTGTTGCGTGTACTGGACCGTGCCCGCTCGGGCGCGTTTCCAGTTGATAAACCGATCGGCCCGCAGGCCGACCAGATTGTTCTGCCAGAGCGACGTCAGGATCGTCGTCGCCAACGCGGGATTGTCGGGCGCCGAATCCATTTGGACCGACGCTTCCCGCGACACGTCGATTTCGACGCCGCCGTCGTCGGCCATCAGGATCCCTTCGCCGTTGACCATGATCACGTTGTTGCCGACCGCCTGCGACGGAATCACCCGATACCCCATGACGATCCCGCCGGTCGGGGTCATGTCAGGGAACAACGGTTGCCCCAGGTTGTTCAGGGCGGACGTCAACGCGAGCGCGTTGGTTTCCGACATGATCAGCACGGCGCGCGCCGTCGAAATGTAATTCGGGGCGCCCAGCATCGCCGACGCCAACGCCTGGATGTCGGTCCGGGCGTTACTGGGCGTCGTGCCGGCCGACGTGATCGGCGTCAGGCCATTCGTGATCGACGCGGGCGACACGTTGGCGACCGCCGCTTTCGTCGGGTCGGTGAACGCGACGTCCAGGAATTGCGCGATCCCCGCGATCATGTCGGCGCGGATGACTTCCTCCGCCGACGGCGTCGACACGCGCGCGAGTTCTTCGGAGATCACGATAATCCCCGTGCATTTGGCGATGCCCAGCGTCGTCGCCGAAAACGCCAGCTTCGACACGGGCTTCGGCGCCCCTTCCCCGACCCACGAATACGACCCGCCGCCCGTCTGTTGCGGGACCGACACGTTGAACGGGACTTGTCGCAGGGTGCCGATCTTGCCGATCACGGTCGCGGGGCGCAGTAACGCCATGAATTCCGACGCCAGGGGCGTCAGGGGCGCCAGCGGACCCGCCCAGGTCGCGTCGGTCGTCGTGCCGGCGGCGACCGCCGCTTTGATCGCTAGTTCGACTTCGGGGGTTGAGTCCCGCCACTGTTTGGCGATTTCTGCCGCCTGCATCAGATTGCCGCGCGCGATCGCGATGGCGCGGACGTAGCGAATGAACCCGGTCGCGGGCGGGACGGTCGATTTGACGCTAATCCGCGGCGACGCGCCGCGCGCGTTGGCGCCGTCGGTCGGGTCGGTGCCGGTGACGGGGACGGCGGCGGCGAGATTGGCCTGTTCGGTCGCGCGCAAGCGGACCAAATGCGCGTCGATCCCTTTGATGTCTGCCGCCAGGGTGTCGAATTCGTCCGCCTGGGCGCCGTCCAGGGTGACGCCCGCGTCGGTCGCGGTCGCCATCAAGTCGACTTGCCGTGCCGCTTTCGCGGCGCGCGTCGCTTCCCAGGTCTTGATCTGGTCGCCGTACTTGTTCACAGCCGTACTCCGAATCGCGCGCACGACGCGCGCCGACGGTCCTACATCGCTAGGAAGGGATTCACGGGCGCCCAACGCGGCGCGGTCCAGGGATTTGATCGTGTCGATCGTCGCGCCCGCGTTCGCCGGAATCGTCACCAACGACAATTCCAGGACTTCGGTTTTCAGGAACCGAAACGCTTGCGTGTCGGTCATGTAGGTTTCTTCGATCGCGCGGAACCCGATCGACACGGCGGCGAGTAACCCCGTAGTGATCGATTGCCACGCTTCATCGATCCGGTCTTTCAGGGTGCCCGGGTCGTCGATCGACGGCAACGTCGCTTCGAAGTCCAGCCCGTCGGCGGTCGGCGGGAAGAACCGCACCGACCCGACGGGGCGTTTGGTGTCGTGGTAGAGCAGCAGCGGGACGGGATTTTTGAACGTGATCCCCAGGGGTTCGACGATGTCGCCCAGGCGGTCGGGTTCGGGCGTCGACGCTGTCCCCGTGATCGTCCGCGTGTCCGGGTCCGCACGTTTCACGCGCAACACCGAATAGGCGCGGGTCAGCATGGCGCGAGTATGCGCCCGGTCGATCGGTACTGTACGCCAAAGCCCCGATTCGGGGGGTTACGTTGACCTATTTGCCGCCGCCATCGCCGTGCGGGACCACGCGCCGATCTTCGACGCGTTCGTCGATCAGTTCGCGGACGACGTCGGAAATCCCCGTCCCGTTGGCGTCGGCCACGCGGACCAGTTCCAAGCGTTGTGCGGGCGTGACGCGCACGACGAGGCGCGCCGACGCGGGTATCCCATAAATCGGTGGACGTCCCGGGGATCGTTTGTCGGTCATGGACTCCCCCTTCCGCCCCCAATCACCACGATCTGATACTCCGGGTCGCGCGGTTTCGGGACCGCGTGCGCCCGTTCGCCCATGATCAACGCGACCGCGCCGTCGATCCGTTTCGCGGGGTTCTTCGGTTTGACCGGCCGGATCCGCCCCGCGTCGTCGGTCTTGATCGCAATGTGTTCCCAATTCCAGCGCAACACCCGATGCCCGTCATGGACGATCCGCCGCCCCTTGATCAACGCTTCGACGATCTGGGACGGTTCGGAAAACATTTTGTAATTCTGCAACACTTCGACGACCTGCAACCCGCCGCGGTCGCGTAAATTGGTCGCCAAGTCCGTCGCAAACGCGGGGTCGTACCCGATGGTCCCACGTTTCAGGGCGGGATAGCGCGGGACAATCTTCGTCGTGATGTCGTGATAGATGCGCGAGTAGTCGATCACGTCGCCGTCGGTCGCCGTAATCAACCCCTGTTCCGCCCAAATCGAGTAGGGGACGCCGTCGGTTTTCTCATGCTGGCGTAACGTGTTGGCGGGAATCCAGAAGAACGGTTTGACGATTAGATCGTAGTTCAGTTCGACGCGCGCGGACTCGAGTACGCCCGTCTCCGGGTTTTCGGTGACGACGTCGACCAGGAGCACACGTTCCAAGTAGCGGCGGAACACGACGACGAACGCCGCCAAGTCCCATTTTTGCGCCAAGTCCAACCCCGCCGCGGCGTCCAGGCCGACGACGTCGGCGTCGGCGATCGCGGGGACGGCGCACGCGTCCCACCAGTCGATCGGAATCCAGGCGGTCGCTTGATTGGTCCAGCGGTTCAAGTGGTAGCGTTCGAAATCGTTCCGCTTGCGGGGTTCGGCGCCGGCTTCCCGCGCTTCCTCCGCGATCGTGTCGTGTTTGATCGTGATCCCGTGTCCGGGGTTGACGCGCGCCCACACGGCCGGGTCGTCGAAGCGGTCCCCTTTCGTCGCTTCGAAGACGACGGGCAACGTCGCGTCCAGGTCGGCGACGTTGCCCGATAGGACCCGTTTGGCTAGTTCGTATTCTTCGAAACAAATCCCTTCGTCGTCGTCGCCCGCGTGCGTGATCATGATCAACAACGGTTGATCGCGTTTCGCCATCGATTTCCGCAACGCTTCATACAGGTCGCGATTCCGTTGGGCGTGGAGTTCGTCAAAAATGATCCCGTGCGGGCGGAACCCGTGCGCCGTCGACGCGTCCGACGACAACGCCGTCAACGTCGAATGGATCGCCGGCCACGTGATCGCGTTCTTCACGATCGCGCACCCCTCCGACAGATCGGGCGACCCTTCGACCATGATTTTCGCGTTTTCGTGGACAATGCGCGCCTGATTCCGATCGGCGGCGACGGCGTAGACTTCGGCGGCGGGTTCGCCGTCGTAGCGCGCGAGATAGATCCCCAGGCCCGCGCCTAATGGCGATTTCCCGTACCCCTTCGGACAAAACGCAAACACTTTGCGAAACCGACGCAACCCGTCCGCCGCCCGCCGCCAACCAAACGTCGGCCGCACGATCAATAACGCTTGATCGTCGCGCAACTGAAACGGTCGGCCGGCAAACGCGCCGATATGGTGTCGCAGAAACAACGGGAAGAACGCTTCCGCGCGATCAGCTTTCGCGGCGTCGAAGTAGTACCGCCCCGCGTGCGTTTCCCAGCGGTCGCGCCGCGTCGACCACGTCGCGTCAAAGGGAATCGTGACTCCAGGCCACCGATCGACGGGCGCGCGTCCCGCCCCATACCACGGACGCGGGGCGCGGGACTTCGGCATCGGCGTCAGTCAATCAATTCCGGTTCGATCGTGTACGCCGTCAGCGGACGATTCGGTTTCCCGTCCAGGCGCCACGGGCGGACCGTCGATCGCGCCTTCCAGGTTTCCATCAGCGACGCCAGATCCGGAAACACCAGGGCGTCGTCGGGATTGCGCGTCAACCGCGCCAACCCGATCCCGCCCGCGAAATCAACATCGATCGACAGGAGGTATTGCGGCGGATGGTAGAACCCGTGACGGTCCGCGATGATCTTGATCCGGTACGGCATCGGCGGTTACCCGTGGATTAAGGGACCCACCAGAATCGGCGGCGGCGTCGGAATCGGGATTGTGGTATGCCGCCACAAATGCAGAACGTTTGGATGGACGTTCACGTACTCCGATCGACGCGGATGTAACTGCATGACGACGGCGTCCCCGTCCCAGAATTGATCCTTCACAAACGCCATTTCCCGCCACGTCGGGATCCGGGATTGCCGCCCGCGGTACGCCTGAACCGACACGTGTTCCCACCCCCGCGCGATCGCTAAATGGGTTCCATCGCTCGCAATGATCAACAAACGCCAGCCCGGTTCGACGCTGTCCAGATCAAACGCGCCGTTGTTGCCGTCCGCCGCCGACGATCCCATCGTCGGATGATCGTGAATCCGATGGCGTTCGGGGACGTGGAACAAATCGCCCATGGTTATGTCCTGACGTAACACTTCCGCGACGGGTCGTACTGCATCTTCAGCCTCCCTTTTCAATCACCGATCATCAGCAGGATCACCCGGCCGTGTCGTTCCTCCGCGGCGACGACGCCGGTCGTCCGATCGATGTACTTCCGCCCGTCGGCGTCGAGGCGGTACAGCCCGACGACGCCGCGGTCCGTGTCGACGTAGTAGCACCGCGACGTGACGTCGACGTCATCCAGGAACACCCGCGCCCGCGCAGCGCGCTCTTGATCCTGCTCAAAGCGAGCGTCGATGATCGTCATCGCGGTTCCATCGGTTCGGGCTTCCCAGTGCAAGTGATCGCGATTGATAAACCCATACACGCGCGCAGCATGTCCGCGATCCACTGTTGCCGTGTGTCGGCGAACCAGTTCACCCGCGCCCCGTGTCGAAGAACTTCGCCCGCGCCGTGTCGACCGCCGCGCGCGTCGATCCCGGCCCATTGACGACGACCCGGGACCGTGACGTCGGCGAGAATCCCAATTGATCGTCGACACGCATCAACAACTGAAGGGTCTTGTTCGCCATGCCGCGGACGGGGTTAGGTTGCCGGTACCCCTTCCCCAGCCGGACGACATGCGTCCCGGCCGCGGCGTCCGCCAGTTGCGATCGCCACGTCGCCCAGAGTTCACAATGGGCGATCGCCAACGTCCGGTCGGCGATCGTGACGATCCCGATCTTGATCGCGGGCACGATCGCCCGCGTCCATTCCGCGCGCGCAACGGGGTCGGTGAGTTCATTGGGGATCGCCACGTCCAACGCGTCGGGCGTCGGTTCGCGCCGGTTCAACGGACGTTTGCCCGGGTTGCCTCTGAGAATCTTGAGCGCCGTAGGGGTCGGACGGGGGGACGGCATGGGGTGTCCTTACGGTTGCAACGACGTCGCGACCAGGACAACGCGCGGTCGCGATCCAGTGGATGGGATGTTACCCAGACGACAGACTGCGGTCATGCACGGCAAGCGACCCATGCGGTTTGGGACGGCGATCGGATCAAACATTCGTCTACCCCCCAGACCCGCCGCCACGGCGCCGCGCGTGTCGACGACGATGATCAATTGTCGACTTCGTTTGGTGACAGCGTCCGCACAACGCTTGTAAGTTCGACCACTGCAACCGCCTGGGGTCGGCGACCGATTCGAAGGGGACCACATGGTCCACATCGGTCGCCGCCGTGATACGACCGACCCGTCGGCAGTGTTCGCAGAGCGGATGCACCTGGAGATAGCGTACGCGCAGTCGTTGCCACGGTTCGTCGTAGCCGCGGGCGGTCCGTGAGCCACGTTGGGCGTCCCGGACGCGGTCGCAGATCGGGCACGGACCACGCCCCGTTAGGACATGATTGCGGGCGCACAGACGGCGCGGGGCGGTCGGCATGGCGAAATTATTGCCCCTGTCTCAGGACCCCTCCCCGGGGATCTGATTGATATTTTGTGTTCCGCCGCGGGCGGGCGTCGCGGATCCAGCCCCCCGTCATTTCCTACCGCCACGGTTGCCAGACGGCGGCGAATCGTCCCGCCGCCCAATCCGCCGACAGGCGCGACGCCGACGTCCAGACATAGCGGGCGACGTCGGGATTGTGCCCGGTCCGGACGACGTGCCACAGATCCAGATCGTCAGGCGAGAACCCGTCAAACGATCCCGACTCGAATAGCAGTGTCACCCCCTGTCCGCCGCGGGCGTCAAACCCGCGGCGGTCGTAGACTTCGACGACGACGGCGATCGCGTGCGGGGCGTTGTCCAAGACCGCGCGCCCCACGGTCACGACGTCGCCGACGCGCAACGGACGGGACGGGGCGTTTGTGGTCATACGTCCTGCTGTCGATTGTAGCGGTCGGCGCGGGCGACCGCGCGCAACACGATCGCGTCCAACGATGCCGCAATCTGCCGCGCCGTGGCAGACGTCACTTCCTGGGCGACGACGATCAACGCCAGGACGACGACCAGGGCGACCCGTGATCCCGTGTAGACGGCGCCCAGCAAGACGACGATCACGACCAGTCGAACGCCATATAGGATCGCGATCATGTTACGCCCGTTTTCCCAGGAAGCGGGCCGACAACCAATTGATCGTCGCTTCCTGCATTTTCGGATCGGCGTCGGCGAACACGTCGACGAAATCGCGCAACGCGCGCACGAACGGATCGTTGACACGCGGTCGCCGTCGTGGCCGACGGTCCGCGTCCAGGACGGCGCGGACCTGTTCGCAGTGATCCTCTAGCGTCGCATCGTCGACACCCCGTCGCGGGGCGTGGGGATCGTCCGTCATACGATCCCCGCCGCGGGCGATGCGCCGATGTAGACATGGAACGAATAGCAGTCGTTCCGACACCCGACCAGATCGATCCCGCCCTGCGCATTCGCCTGAATCGGTTGATGGTTGTCGATCGCGGATTCCAGCCGGAGTCGGAGTTCCTCCAGCAGCGCGTCCACGACGGCGGGCGACAACGCGCGCCCGTTGAAATTGATCGTCCGGTCGTTGGTGTGCATCAGTCACGTCCCTTTCTTCTAGATCGCTGTCCCGTCGGGCATGCGGACCCCGTCGCCTGATCCCCAGACGACCGCGCCTTTCGACGCGCGCGTACAACACGCCAGGAATCCCAACGCGTCATGCTGGTCTTCGTCGGGATAATCGCCAACAAACGACAGAATCGCGGAGAACTCGCACGCGCGGATCTTGTGTCGGTTGCCCTGTTCGCCGAATTGTTTCAGCGTGTCGACTAAGCGAGATTGAAACTCGCCGATGTCCCATCGCGATCCGTCGGGCGGAATCGGTTCGTTGAATGTCACTGGGACCGCTTGATAGTCGATCCCGTCGACGTCGCCGCCCAGGTCATCCCAGAACCCATAGCGCCCGCGGGGATCGCCATCAGCAAACCAGGACGTCACTTCGGTCGAAAAATGCGCCCAACACGACGCGCCCGCGCCGTGCGCCTGTTGTCCCACCCACTTGAAAAAATCGATCGTCGGCCGACCTGGAACGTTGCCCAAGTTCCATTCGCCGCCCGGGGTGAATTCGTCGACGGCGTTGGCGCGACAGAGTTTCCCGACGATCGATTCGAATCGCCGTTTCAGATCGTCGGCGGACAGATCGTGCGGGTCGGCGTCTTTCGCCCACAGCCAGACTTTGACGTACGGGACGCCCAGGGATTTCAAGTACAGGCAGTCGTCCACGAATTGTTCTTCACTGTTCCCGCCGTCGACACGGGCGTTCCCCCACCAGCGCAGCCAGTGGGTATAGCCGCGCGCGGCATTTTCAGCGACCATCCGCGGCCACCACTCCCGCCGGTCGTACTTGTAATCGAGTCCTTGGACCAACCGTTCGGGATGCTCCAACGATCCGCCCGACCACGGGACATTCCCGGGCACGAACGGCAACCCGGGCACAACGACCGACCAGAACGATCCCCGTAAGAAATCGCGCGCCAGCGACGGCGACGCGGGGAGCGTTTGATCGTAGCTGGTCGGCGTCGGACACGTATAGCAGGTCGGAAAGACCAGCGGCGCGCGCGTGACGGCGTCGCCATACACGCGATGATGCGCGAACGTGATCGGGGTCATGAAATCACATCCATGACAAACGCGCACGACACAAACTTCCCGACGCTCGGATCGCTGTACTCCACTTGCCCCGTCAACGCGCCGAATTGATTCCCGTCATAGATCGACGGCGATTCGTACCCCGCGCGTCCCTCCGCGGCGGGTTTCAGGTAGAACTGTGCGCCGATGTCGCCCGAAAATTGCGTCGCATCGATGCCGAACAGATCCCCGGTTTGCACGTGAACCAGTTGAAAGTACGCGTCGGGTTTCGTCAGTTGAAACTGATATCGCGCGTCGTTCCGGTCGGCGCCGTCCCAAATCAGACCGCGCCATCCCCGATTGAGACTCCCGAACGGGCCTGTGTTGGGTTCGTCGGCGCGGGCATATTTGCCGGCCGGTCCCTTAATCGCCACCAGTTTGCTATCCATACGCTTCCCTTCCTTCCGTCGATACGGACCGCGTCGTGCCGCGGTCACGGGAGCAACCACGCCAGGACGACCAGCGCGAACGCCGCGCGCGTCAGCTTGTCGGGCACATTACCGGACAGATACGCGGCGACGCCGAACAGGACGAACGCCAGCACGATCACGAGTAGTCGCAGGGTCGGAGTCATGCGCCCCCCTTTGCTGCCCCAGAAGTTCGTCGACCACGGGCACGATCCAAAAGTCCCGCCAGTAGTGCGCCGCGGCGATGCGATCCCGTTCAGCCGGCGTCCAGGTCCGCGGTCCGCCGTGTCGGCCGGTGACGATCCAGACCCACCCTTGTCCGGGTCCGGCCTGGACGAACGCACGGATCGCGCGCAACCGGCGGACGTCGTCGCGTGTCATACGTCATCCCGGAATACCCAGTCGGCGACGACTAGGGCACCGAGCACCACGACGCCGACGACGACGCCCGCGCCAACAACGACGGTCCGCGCGAGTCGAGTAATCGCACACATGGGGTTAGTCGCCGCTGTCGACCGCCGCGCGTCGTTCGGCGCCGAATTCGCCGGCATCGATCGACGCGCCGTCGTCGGCGGGGGTGTCGTCGTCGTCGTCAGCTTTTTTCACTTTGACTTTCACGTCGTCTTCCCCGGGGATCACGGTGATTTCGATCCCGTCGTGGCGGTAGACGACTTTGTCGTACTTTTTCATCAGCGACAGCGCATGGATTTTCAACGCGTGTTCCCGCGCCGTCAGTTCGATCCGGGTGTCGCGAATGTTGGCGTACTCTTCGGCGACGTCGTCCAACGCTTTGATCGTCCGCCCTTCCAACCCGGGCAACGTCCGCGTGTGCGCCCGCTTCGGGATCGTCACCGTCGCTGTCCGCTTGCGTTTCTTCGCCATGCCCGTCCCCCTGTTCGTGTAAATAGCGTTCGACGTAGTCGTCGACGATCGACTGTTCGATCAGGTCGATCGCCAACTGCCGCACGTCGTCGAACGTGCGCGCCCGGGTCGGAAACCGTGCGATCTTCGCCATGCCCGTCTCACGCGACCGTGTCGATCCAATTCGGTTGATCGGGCGCCGCGTCGGCCGCCGCTTCGACGGCAATCCAGGCGCCCGGACGGGTCACGGCGTACCGCTTGCGCGTATGCAGGTCGACGACCTGGGCGTCGTCGGCATACAGCACGCCCGTCAGGGCGTCCAGGACGGCGCGCGCCAGCTTGTCGACGTCGGGGCGCGTCGTGGGCGCCCGCCGCCGGACCGATGCCGGCCGCGGCAACGCGAACGTGATCGCCAGAGCGACCGGTCCGACAAACGCCCCGCCGCCGGCCGCCACGACCGCCTGGGCGCGTCGCGCGACCCGCGCTTCCCAGTCCTTCGACCGCGGGTTGTCCGTGGTGACGACCGCCCGCGGCGCGCGCCCCTGTCGGACGGCGGCGCGCGCCCAGGCGAGCGGGACGAACGCGCGCGCCGACCCTTTAGGTTGCGCCGTCCCATTCACGACGAATGCCACGCGCCGCGGCGTCATGCCGCCCCTTTCCGCCGCGTCGCCCGGTCGACCGCCTGGATCGCCGCGTCCAGGCGGGCGCCGTCGGGATACGCGAACCCTTGCCGCGCGCAGCGCCGTTTGACCCCTTCGATCGCGTTCGCCAGGGACGACGGGTCGGCGGCGAATTCAGCCCGGAGCATCGCGCACACGATCCGATGCGTCGGCGTTTTGGGCGGTATGGAAATCCCGCGAACGGAGTGAGCGGTTAGTACACGGACGGTACTCGAACCCGTACCTGTCGATCGTGGCTTTGTACCTGTACTAGTGGTTGTGGTTGTGGTTGTGGATCGCGCGCGCGCGCGCGAGTCTCGGACGCGGTCCCGGGGAGACATCCCGCGAGACTTCCCGGTAAATCGACCGTTGGGTTTTTTTCGCTGTCGCCGTTTCTTCTCCCTCCACTTGCGCCGTTCGTGCTTGATTTCCGCGCGAGATTTGTTCCAATCAAAATAGTCGTGAAAGCGATAACCGCCGGTCGTTTTATGCCATAACCGCACGTCCGTCAGGGCGGCGGCCACCTGGGTCGGATTCCGAACCAAGGGTGTGCCCGTCACGAAACTACTGGGAACAAAGCCATTTGTCAGGTACGTTCGCGTGTAGGTCAACGCGTCGACAAACAACGCCAGAGCCCGCCCGGGTCCGTCGCTGTCCCCCAGGAGTTCCCCCGCTTTCAGGATCTTCGGATGGCGCGATAATTTGTCGTCCAGATAAAGCACAGGGTCACCCGATTTTTTGAATGTCCAACGTAAACCGGCCGTGCGGGTCGGTCGTCGTGTACTGCCGTTTCAGATCGGGCGGCAGATCGACGCGCGACTGGTTGCCCCAGCGTCCGGCAATCGCAAACTTGCCGACGACCGCCGCGGTCACGCCGCGCAATCGCGCTTTGACGTCGGCGTCCAGGTCCGCGTATTCCTTCCCGATCGCTTTGATCGCGTCGCGCCGTTCTAACGCCGCTTCCAGATCGGGATCCGTGAGAACAGCAGCGCCGGCGTACTCGAGCGGGGGATTACAGACGGCGCCGTACCACGGGCAGCGCCGGCATTCCGTCGGGTCGTCGGCGAGAAACGGCGGCAACGTGCCGGCGTCGACGGCGTCCAACACGCGTTCCGCTTTCGTCAGGAAGGTTTCGACGCGATCTAGGTTCGGTTCCAGTTCGACGGGCAGTAACTTCGGGAGTCCCGATCGATCCAGCAGTAAGAACCCGAAGGGTTCGCCCGCGCCGAACAGATACGACAGCAATTGGTGGGCGCCCGACTGCGTCCAGGGATTCGCGAACAGGTCGGCGAACGTTTGGATCCGATCGACGATCAGGGGCGACCATGCTTTAATTTCCAGGGGCGCGCGGACGCCGCCGCCCAGGTCCAGTCGCGCGTCCACCTTGCCGACGATCGCCGGGCGCGATTTGCGGTCGCGCAGGACGAAGCGTTCTTGCTGGGCGGTCACTTTGAACGGCGGATCGGCATCGCGCCCGATCCGCGTCAGGTCCGCCAGGAGATCCCGTTCTCTGTCCTCGCCGCGCCGAAACTTCGCTAGCGTGTCGGCCGGGAACGCCGGCAGCGTGTCGGGTTGCGTCAATTCGAACGCCATGCGGCGATCGCACACGCGAAACGCCGACGCGTAAATCGATCCGTGCGGCGACGTCGCGCGCGCGCCCCGTTCCAGGAACGCGCGCCACGCGTCGTTGATACTGGCGGCGTAATCGGCGGCGGCGGTCGTCATGGGTTTAGACTGCCGCGTCGTGTGGTTGCTGATTGATCCGTAACAACCGATTACCGTATGACCGTGATTTCTTTTTGAACACGCGGGGAATGCGTCGCCCACCCGTGGATCTTGACAATGGTCCTTCGCCAGCGATTGCCCGGGCTTCGCGGTATGCCGCCGTGACCGCTTCCTTCGGCGTCGCTTCAGCGGCGCCCAGGGGCGCCGCTAGTGGACGTGTCCGTTGCGCTTTGTTTGTGGCGCGTCGCACTTCCTTGCCCGCCGCCGTTCTCAGTCGTCGCGCCACTTTTGGGATTGGATTTCGCAATTGGAACGAAAACGGTTCAATTGGATCGCCGGCGTCGAATGCGATTACGTATCCCTGAACTGCGTACGGCGTCAGATAGACCAACCGTCGGTCACCACGGGTAAAACGGATCGTCTGGGTGTCAACTTCGATCCGCGTCGCGTCCCTGACGGTCCGCGCGATCGCCTGGGCAACGACGCATTGATACGAATTACTTCGTTGCGCCCGTTCGATGTCACGCTCTGTTACCGCGACTTTGATTTGTGTCGTTTCTCTCGCCATTTTGAATCCCCCTTTTTTAGAGTCGCAACGCCGCTTGCCGTCCGGGGCACACGATCCGCGTCAGGCGCGCGTCGCCGTCGTACGCGTCGGTGATCCAGGCGCGCCCGTCCGAACTGCGGAGTAACGCGCGCGCGTCGTGGAGTTCGCCGATCCTGACGGTGACGAACGCGCAGTCGCCGAAGCGATGGATCGGCCGCGCGCGCAACGCGGGCGCGATCCGCGCCGCCATGTGATAGACGTCGATCAGGCGCGCGGCTTGGACGCGGAACCCGTGAAACCAGACGAACAACGCCAGGGGCGCGTACGTCGCGGCGTCGATCATGGCGGGTTCCGTCTCGCGGAACGTGACGTCGATATCGGGCGCCCAGTCGGGCCGATCGAAGCGGGCGCGGATCGCCAGCTTCGCGTAGTGGTTGATGACCGCGACGACGTCGACGCCGCCGACATCTTCCGCGGTCGACGTGAACAGGAAGTCCAGGCCCGGAAACAACCCGCGGCACAACGCGCAGAGTTCGTCGTACACCCAGGGCGCGTATCGATATCCCCGCATGGCGTGATCGCGCATTTGTTTTGCTCTTTTACGTGTTCGCGGTCCAACGATTTCGACGGGACGGCGGTAACGGCATTTCCCAACCCTGCCGGTAATAGACGCCGTAACAGCGACTACATAAACCGCGCGCCCTATGCCTCCTGCCGCATTCGAAACACTGTTCGGCGACAAGCACGGTTAACCGCGCGTGCGCCGCATGGGTGAGTAATTCCAGGTTGGCCGGGTCGTTGTCGCCTTTGTCGCCGTTCCGATGATGGACGTCTTCGTCCGGTCGCAGACATCGACCGATGCGACGTTCGACGATTAACCGATGCTCCGCGATATAGCCTGTCGGATTCGCGCCAGCATGTTGCGGTTGATACACAAAGCGATAACCGGCGGCGGTTTTGGTATAACCCCGCTTGTTTGTCGGCGGGACGCCCCGCCGGTTGTGCCCCTTTGACCAATCGCCGGACACGGTTCGTCCGCATCCACACGCGCACTGATTCATTGGTCGTCCGATCCGGGTTCGCGGTCGGCGGGTTTCTTGCCGAACACTTCGTCGACGGTCGGCGCCGTCGTCTTCGGCGCGCCGTTCTTCGGCGGCGGCGGCGTCTTCGGCGCGGACTTCGTCGCGTGTTGCTGGACCCAGTCGTCGACCTTGACGGTCCATTTCTGATTCGGATGGTTCTGGTACTTGGGACAGCCGTAAAACGGCGGGCGTCCGTCTTTCCCGGGCCGATAGACGCCAGGGGCGCCACAGACCGCGCACACGGGCGGATCGATCGCCGGTCCTTTGTCGCCGAATCCGCCGACGCGTTCGTTCTGGGTGCCGAACCCGCGTCCCTTCCGGCAACGGTCGGTCGTCTTCGGCGTCCCCGCCCAGGCGCGTTCGAGTTCCTGGAGCGGTACGGACTTCATCCCCGCGAGTTCGCGCGTGATCCCGCCGTCCAGATTCGCGCGCGCCGCTTTGCGGACCGCCATGTCCAGCGCCGCGCCGGTCTTGCCTTTGCAGAAATCGTCTTTCGACGATCGGCCCCCTTCCATGTGTTCGACGATTTCATGGGTCAACGTACATTCGCCGTCGCCCGTGATCTCGTACATGAAATCGCCGGGATCGACGCCGACGATTTTTTCGGGGGCGCCGATGTTGTAGATCCGAATCCCCCACAACCCGCGGACGCGGTCGCAGCCGGCGTCTTCCAGGTAGGCGACGATCTGCCCGCCATCTTCGACGCGGGCGCGAAACAAGACCCAATCTTCGGGATGGGTCGCACGGATCGACGCGTAGCGGAGCGTATCGAGAATCTGGACGCGCGCCGTGATGATGTCGACCGCGTCCCCTTTCAGGGCGGCGAGTTCGCCCAGGGTTACCGGGACGTCGGGCCGACGTAGCGTCGACGTATCGGCGTGCGGACTGTCGGCGACGATCGGATCGTCGTCGACGTCATGGTCGCGGTCGCGGGAATCAACTGGCATCGGCTTACCCCCTTCGTCGTCGGAGATGTCGCCCGAATGGGCGTGGGGACATGGGTTCGGTCGCGCGGACCGCGGTCCCGAACTGTTCGGCGGTACAGCGATCACACAGGAGTTCGCCGCTGCCGGCCCGCCGGTAGAACGGCAACCCGCATGACCCACACGCGTCGACGCGGTCGTCGCCTGGACCGTCGACGACGATGCGATCCGGCCAGACCCAATCGGGGCCGACGGCGCCAGGGGTCCGTTGCAAGCGGACTTTCCAGTACGACCCCGTCCCGTCGGAACGCTCGCAGCGTAGGAGCACACCGCGGCGTCCGTCGACGCGAACGCGCAACCCGTGGCGGAATCCTTCCGTAGATCGACACGCCATGACGGGGTTACCGCGACGACGGCGTCGACTGTTCGTGGTACTTCGGAAACCGGACGGGCGGGGCTTCGACGATCGTCAGCAGTTCGTCCGCCGTCAGGTTCAACGCCGCCGCCAGTCGGACGACAATCAGGAATTCAGATCGCCGGATGATGCGGCGTTGCCGGGGATCGACGCTTTCCCAGCGGGTAATCAGGGACGGATCACACCCCGCGCGTTTAGCCAGGGTCCGTTTGTCGATCTGGGCAATCTTGCGGGCCAGTTTAAGCGACATGATGCACCTTTGCCCCAACCCTGAAAAGGGGACCATACACCCGTCGCTTGACATGAAACAAGATTTTTCTTACGGTTCAGACGGGAACCCGCCCACGCAAAGGGGAACTTATGCCACGTCGTACCCGTCGCCCGCCTCTGCATTTGGATGCCACGACGTTAATGCGCGCGGGCGATCGCGTGACTGCGTATCGGTTGGCACATGGTGTGAAACGCGGTCACCGCACGTATCCGTTATCGCAAGAAATCTTAGCGCGGCGCGCAGGAGTATCGGCCGGATGTATACGGGGCTTCGAAACGGGGACGCGTCGGACAACCGTGCCCAAGATGACACGGATCGCCGCCGCCTGCGAACTGACGTTCGACCAGTTGATCGCGCCGACCGCCGTCCCGATTCCGTCGCCCCCGCCCGACTTCGTCGTCACGGCGGTCGCCGACGTCGAAGCGATGGAACGCTTGACGTTGACCGACGAAGCGTTCGCGATCGCGCGCCTGTTCAGCGTCGCGCATACGGAAGTCCGGATCCACGTGAAACAACTGTTGCGCGATCACGTGACGCAGCGCACCGATTCGCGCGCGCGTCGCGTCGTGCAAACCATTCCCGTGACGGTTCTGGGGATCGTCACGCCCCCGTCGGCGATCGCCAGCGTCGCCGATGTCCCGTCCGCCCCTGTCACGCTGACGTCGTTCTTGTTGCGAGTGCTCCAAGCAACGCCGGAACAGGTCCAGGCCGCGGATGCTGCTATCACCCGGACGTCCGGCCGGGTGACCGCCTAACCCCGTTGGTGAATGTGTTGGCATGTGTAAGGGAGACAGGGTGTTGTTATGAACGGCGTCCGTTTTGTCGATGCGATCGAATCGCGGTTACTGGCGTTGGTCCAGATCCACGCCGAATTGTTGTTGTACGACCCCACCGCGGCGTCGACGTTAGAAGGGTTAGAGCGTCAATGCCTGGACGAAGTCCGCGCCGCACGCTCTGCCCGGGCCGGCCGGCCCATCCCGTTACGCCTGATCGTGTCCAATCCCGCCCTATCATGACGGGTGCGTAAAATCCGACCACGTCGTACGTAATCGCACCACGGGATTTCGGACGCCCGACCGCCGTGTCGGGGTTTGGGATAGGAGCGTTCGCGCATGGCTGAGTCCGACGCCGACGAAGATTTCATTTGGTCGATCCCGTGGCGCGCGTGGTACCGTCCGCTGTCGCTGGGACTCACGCGCCACTTCGCCGAAGCGGGACGGTACCGCGGGGCCGACGCCGCGGCCGTGCTGGCGCGGGTCAATCAGAACGGCGTGGTCGCCGCGTGTCTGATTCCTGTCGCCTGTCTCGCACCGCTGAGCGATCCGCGCCCCAGCTTCGTCCCCGACATGGGACAGTGCCAATTCGTGACGGACGCGGTCCGGAAATTTGTGGCGAACGGCGCCCCGCATCGCTGCGACGAATGGATGGACGAAACCGGCCATTGCCGGTTGTGCGATCGGGTCGTGCCATGACCGACGACGATCGCACGCGGACCCAACCCGGCCATTACTACGGCGACGATGGGCGCCGGCTGCATGACCTGGGGACGACGAATGCCGGCCGTCCGCCCGATGTGGTCATCTGTCGGCGCGTCGCCGACTGCCCCGCGGCGACGCCGCCGCCCGGGTCGAGTGTCGTTCCGTGTGCGACGTGCGGGGCGGCGGTCGTCACAAATGCCGCGAAATATCCGACGGTCCCGCGGACCTGTATGCAGTGCGCGCACATCCGACCGGAACCCCTATGAAAATCGACCTAACGTCCCAGACGATCGTTGCCGACTTTTTCTGGTCGTTTCGCCGCGACGTGATTTCGCCCGACGCGCCCGCCGTCCAAGTCAACGAAATGGGGAAAGCATTTTACGCGGGCGCGTCGGCCGTCCTGTTCGCGTTGATGGAAATAACCGACAAACCCGACGACGCGGGCGTCGACCTAATCGACCGTCTGTACCGCGAATGCCACGCGTTTGCCCAGGCGCCCGACGTCGACGCGCCCGCGCCCGTGCCCGACATCAATTTCACGACGCCCGACCCCGACGACATCCGGACACTACTGAACGATCTGGGCGGCAGGTTGAAGAACGATGTGCCCGCGGGATACGGGTTCGCGTTACTGATCTTCGAATTCGCTGGACCCAATCTGTTTTACCTGTCGTCGGCCGATCGCGCCGACATGATTAAGGCGATGCGCGAGTTCATTACGCGGGCGACGCAATAGAAAGGAACGCCATGGCGATCCGCATTAATGCCGACGATACGATCGTTGACGTCGCGCCCGCGAACGGGCGGGAGTTCACGTTACCGGAACTCCAGGCGGTCGTTGGCGGGTACATCGAAGCGGTCTATTTGCGCGACGGGCGGATTCTGTTCTGTAACGAAGACGGCAAACGCGATCGGTTGCCGACGAATGTTGGGGCGACTGTGATCGCCCGCAATATCGGATTCTTACCCGATGACGACCACATCGTCGGCGACGTGATTATCGGGACGCGTCGCGAAATGGGCGCGGACGATGCCGACGACGAATAACCGGGGGGACGCTATGTCTGACGCCGTCGTATTCGTCCTGGGCGCGTGCCTGTGCTGCGGGCGCCTGTTCACGTTCAATCCGTGGCGCGTCCCGTCGCACCAATGGCACGGGACGCGCGAACCCATTTGTCGCGACTGCGTTGACCGCATCAACCCGCGCCGCGTCGCCAACGGGTTGCCGCCGATCGTGCCGCTTCCCGGCGCGTACGACCCCGCCGACGACACCGACTGGATCGACGGGTAGCGATGCCGACGATCTATCCCTCCCGTTCCTGTTTCGACGATGCGATCGACTTCATCGAAACGCGCGTCCGCGAGAACCCCCAGATCGTCCACGGGACGTCATTGCTGCTGGTACACGGCATCGCGATCGCCCCGCCCGATCACGACGGGTCGATCGTGACGGGACAACCGTTCGCCCATGCCTGGGTCGACGAACACGACCGCGCCGACGGCGACGTCGCCTGGGCTAGTGGCATTCTGGACGGCAGTCGCGTCTATTACGCCGTTCGCCGTCGGGAGTTCTACCGCTATTTGCGGATTCGGCGGTTTACGCGCTACACCTTGCGGGAAGTCTGGGAGCACAACCAACAATGGGGCACGTATGGCCCGTGGCGCGACGAATACCGCGCCCTGTGCAGGGGGGGACGATGACCCGGATCGCGCCCGGGGTCTATGACGACGACCGCGGCGGGTTGCATATCTACCCGTCCGAACTGTTACGCGCCCACGGGTACGCCGATACGCCCGCCAATCGCGCCATGCTGGTCCGCACGTGGCAGGCGTACGCCCAGGCCCACGGCATCCCCTGCGACGTGTCCGACGACGACGGCGACTTAGGGGCGACTTAAGGTCGCTTTGCTATACTGGACGGCGGTCCCCGTCAGGGTGACGGGTGACCATTCCGAAGGGGCGGGACGGTATGACAGCACAGGAAGTACGCGAATTGGCGGCGGCGGGGGCATTAGCCCGGGCGCGGGCGTTGGTGATTGAATTCCCGGAAATCTGGCCGGCGTTAACCCGACTAGCGAACGGGTCGACGCCGCGGCGCGTCGGGCGTCCCCGGAAAGCGGACGTCGCCGTCACGCCCACCCTATTCGCGGGCGCGGAGTCCCCCGCCGACGTCGCGCCGACCCGCCGCCCACGGCGGCGGAAGTCCCGCATTTCGCGCAAGGGGCGCAAAGCGATTTCCGACGCGATGAAACGCCGTTGGAAGAATGCCGCGACCGCGACGACGACGGCGGGGAAGTAGATGGCGACCCGGGGCGACTTCGTCAGAGAGAACCGCATCGCAGCCACGATCGGCCGGGACACGACCGCGGCGATCTACGCGCGCAAGTCGAACGAACAACGCGGCGTCAGCGAAGAACAGAAATCCGTCGCGCGCCAGATCGACCACGGGACGAAGTTCGCGCAGGGACGGGGCTGGACGATCCCGGCCGACTTCGTCTTTGTCGACGACGGCATTTCGGGCGCGGAGTTCGCCAAACGCCCAGGCGTGCAAGCGTTGCGGACCGCCGCGGGGAAGTACGCGCCGTTTTCGAAAGTGATCGTCCCCGACCTGGATCGCGTCGGGCGCGAATCGGTCGAAACGGCGATGCTCCTGAAAGACCTGGACGAAGCGGGCGTCGAAATCTGGACGTACCTGGACGGGCAACAGATCCGACTCGATTCCCCGACCGACGTCCTGTTGATGCAAGTCCGGAACTACGCGAACGCGATGCAATTGGCGGCGACGCGCAAGCATGTGTTAGACGCGTTGCATCGGAAGGGGGACGCGGGGTATTCGACGGGCGCCAAAACGTACGGGTATCGGTCGCAACGCGTCGACGGTCCCGACGGCAAGTACTCGCATGCGATCAAGGTGCCGATTGACGCGGAAGTGGCGATTGTCCGTCGGATTTTCGATCGCGCCCTGACGGGCGCGGGGTCGTCGCGCATCGCGCGCGAACTCAACACGGACGGCATCCCCGCCCCCAAGGGGGGCGAATTCGGCTGGAACCCCGCCACGGTGGACGACATCCTGGAACGCCCGTTGTACAAGGGGGTCGCCGTCTACGGCAAGACGCGCAAAAAAAACAAGTGGGGGGCGGAACACTACCACCGTTTACCGCGCGCCGACTGGCGATGGATGCCCGGGTGCGCGCCCGCGATCGTCGACCCCGCCGTGTGGGACGCGGTCGCCGCGATGAAAAAAGTGCGGAGTGACCGCTTGAAAGCGAACGGCGGCGGGAAGGGGGGCATGTTGCGCGACGGCGAGTCGAAATACACGTTTTCAGGGTTCGCGCGGTGCGCGGAGTGTGGCGGGACGATGTTTGTCAAACCGCGCCGCAAGTCGATTCGCGACCCGGGCGGGTTGGTCTACGCGTGTTCGTCGTATCAACGGGGATGGGCGCGCGCGGGGCGCAAGTGTACGAATGCGACCCGCGTCCCGATCGGCGCCGTGGACGACGCGATCGTGTCGGCGATCCTGAACACCTTGCGCGTCCACTTCGACCCCGCCCACATTGCCGATCGGATTCTCGCCGACCTGGAACGCCGCCAATCCCAGGCCGGCGTCGCCCGCCTGAAAGCGGAGATCAAGCGGGTCGAGCGCGAACGGGACAATCTGGCGCGGGCGATTGCCCGGGCGAAGAACCCCGACGCCGTCGTCGACCAATTGAACGCCCGCGAAGACGACCTGTCGGGGTTGCGGACCGCCCTGGACGCGGCGACCCGCCAGACGGGGATCACACTGCCGACCCGGGCGAAACTGGTCCGGGACATTGCCGGGAGCCTGGACGGGTTGACGACATCGCTGTCCACCCGGAACGTCCGGGCGATCCGGACCTTGCTACGTCAGGCGTTGGTCGGCGGGGCGTTCCAGTTCACGGTCGCGCCCGCCGTCACGAAGCGGACCCGCATCAACGGGACGAACACGGGCCGATTCGAGATTACCGGGCAACTGGACGCCGCGCCCGTCTTGCACACCCTAGCGGGCATTGATCCACACAGTGGGGCGCGGGGCACCCCGCACACCAAAGTGTGGATCATGCCGATTCGCACCATGGCGGCGTAAATCGCGGGGCGTTCCCCGCCGCCGCCCCCCAGGTCGCCGCCGATCTGGGGGCACTGACGCCCCCCAGGTTCCCGCCGACTTGGGGGGCGTTGCTACGTACGGGTATAGTCCGCCGATGCACGACCGTCTGTTCTATATTCCTCAACGCCGCGGGCGACCCCGAACCCGCCGCTGACGTCGTCGCCTGGGGTGAATGGTTTGAAACCGCAAACCGTGTTGTCCGGTGTACGCGGATCGACGCCGCGGGACATGCGGTCGACGTCCCCCGCCGCGGCGAATCAATCCCCGGATGCGTATACGTGTCGACGGTGTTTCTGGGTCTGGATCACAACTGGACGGCGTCGGGTCCGCCCGTGCTTTGGGAAACCATGATTTTCGACGGTCCCCGGGACGGCGAAACGCACCGCTATCGATCGCGACAACTGGCGATGCTTGGACACGCCGCCGCCGTCGGCAAAGTCCAGCGCATCCCCGCCGTTGGGGATGACCCGCGAACCCCGACCGTATAAACGCCCCTACAAACGCCCGGGAATCCCCCCGGGCGTTTGCATGTCCGACGTCTGACGGACGCCAGGACGGGGGCGCCCCGCGCGACAGCGGGGGTCCCTAGTGTAATCGTCGACGGTCGGCGCGGACATCCCCTTCCGGGGCGGAATAGATGGGACGCCCGCCGCCGGGTCCGTCGACGAACCTGCGATCACGGACCCGGGGCGATCGGCATGACGCCCGCGATCAGATTCCAGTCGGTCATCAACTGTGATTCGATGTCGGCGTCGCCCGCCGCTGTGACGACCGCACTGGCCGGGAAACTGTACGCCGTCGCAAACGCCAGCAGGTTCGGCCGTTCGACCAGCCAATAGCAGATCGGCGGCGTCGCGCCGATCAGGTTCTTGATTGTCTGGTTGGCGTAGTTCCAGCGGACGTCGTGATACGGCGTCGCGGGATCTTCCTGCAAGACTTGCCACGCGACGTTGGCTAGACACGAGCGGACGCGCGTCTGGAACGTCAGGTCCGCCGCTAACGCTTGTTGCGAGTACGAATCATTCGGCATCGCGATCCCCTTCCTGGATTACCGCATCGCGTAGACGCGATGGTGCACGTACGGGGTTGACGGGGGTTTTGGCGGATCCGGTTTGGGCGGGGTCGGGTCCGGCGGCGTCGGGCCGGGATCGGGCGGGACGGGATCGGGCGGGACGGGGTCGGGCGGCGTCGGGCCGGGATCGGGCGGCGGAACGAGCGGCGACAAGGGGACCGCCGTCACGTCGTACGCTTGCCGGCGGATCTGGCCGGGTTGTTCCGCTTCCGACGACGACAGCGCAAACAGGACGACCGTCCCAAACGCGCGCGCCGTGTGCCACGCATCGACGCCGACGGGGACGACGACGATCCCGTCGGTCGACGCAAACGGATGCAGCACGATCCCGACGGCGTCACTGTAGTAGCTCACCCACCATGCCCCGTTGATGTAATGCGCCTGCGGACGCCACGCGCGCCCGACCTGTTGCGGGATCGGCAGACCCGCCACGCGCAGGTAATTCCCTTCCTGCCAAATCGCTTGCCGCCGGCCGACGATGTCCAGGTCATAGGCGTGTCCGGGGGTAATCTGCCATGCGGTCCCGTCGGGTTCGCGACAGATCGTCGGGCCGGTCGATTGGTACTGCGGTTTGTGGCCGATCGCGCCTGTCGTCGCGCCGACGGCGAGTAACCCCGCGTCGGGCGCATGCCAGCCGTCCGACGTGAACAGGCCGCGTTGCGGACCCGTCCCCGCCAACCACCCGGCCCACACGCCGCCGCCGGCATAGCCGCTGTTCCAGCCGGCGGCGTATTGAGGATTAGCCGGATTGAGAACGGCGCGACGGATCGCGCCGGAGGATTGGACATAGACGGACGCGATCCAGTTATCGTCGCCATTGGCGAAAAACGCGCGATCGTCGTCGATCCAGCCGCCCCAGGCGCCGCGCGAGAACGCGACATTGTCGATCGACGCGAATCCGCCGCCCGTCCCGTGCCCGACTTGTTGTCGCCCGTTAATCGTCGACATCGGTCGCCCCTTTCCACGTCCAGAACGGTCCGCCGAATAGGAGATGCCACAGCAGCGATCCGAAGATCGCCCCGCCCAGGATCCGCCAGACCCATCGATGCTTGATGTGTTTTTTGATCCACTGCGACAGATCGGGCCGATGCGTATGCAGCAAATACCAATCAATCGCCAACACGCCGACCGCCAGGGCGACCCAAATCCAGCCGGCGACGTTGGACGCCGCGGGGTCGTCGACGGGCGGGACATCGGGACACTGGATCATTTCGGTTTGGGCACGTACGTCCAGGCGTCGACGTTCAGGTCGTAGCCGTCGCGTTCCAACGCTTTCAGTTTTTGCTGTAACGCCGCTTGGGTTTGCTGAAATTGGATCGTCAGCAATTGCACTTGCGCCTGAATCAACTGCAATTTTTGGACGTCGTTCTGGACCTGGGCATGGGCGAGTTCGCCCGGCGGCGGCGGGATCGCGCCCGGCAACGCCGCGGCGATCGCCGACGGCGCCGCGCCATGGCGGGTCGTCGACGCATAGACGACGGCGACGACGCCCAGGAGTGCGATCCCGATCGCGACGACAAAACGATTGGTCATGATTTCCCTTTCGTGGTCGGGACGATGCGGGCCGGCCCGATCTTCCCTTCGGTAATCAAATGTTGCAGAAGTCGCGCATCCAGAGACGTCGATCCTGGCGCGACGACCAATTCGCGAATCAACCGCGGCGCGTCGGTCCCTTCCGTGTGGACGTCGACATATTCCGTCCCGCGATTGTCGGCGTAGCGGATCGTCAGATTCCAGGACGACCGCACGGGCGGCGGCGATGCCAGCGTCGTCGACGGCGGCGTAAACAACGTCGCGGGGGTCGTGATGGACAGGCCGACGATTTCATAGGCCCGGATCGTCGCGTCCACCGTCCGCGGATGCGTCAATTCGGCCCGATCCTGGGTAAGCGCCAGCAGCACGACGACGACGAGCACGCGCATGTTACTTACCTCTCAAGCGCATTTGTAGAGCAGTCCGTCCGTACTCCCGATGCAGACGTGATTGCCGCCCGGCGTAGCGTACATGTTGGGCATATAGATGTACGTCCCGCTGAACCGCGTCGACCCATCGCTATTGAGATCAAGCGTCTGACTGTTCCCCGCCGCGCCGATATGGGTTTGCCCGTTCGTAATGTTGAACGCCCCGCCGTAACTGTTCGATTGAATCTGGATTTGATCCTGCGCGAAGAATTGGACGTTGCCCGCGACGTTGACGTTAGATCCGGCCGACGAAATTTGGACGTTGGCCCCGCTGAGCGTCATCCACGCGCCCCCGTCCCATTGCAGGCCGATCGACGACCCGTTCCACTTGTACCAATTGCATTGCCCCCCCGTCGGTCCGCTGAGGGAGATCCCGCTGGTATTCAGCGTCGCGCACCCGGCCGTCAGGGTGGAACTCGTAATCGTCGACGACGTGATCCCAACCGCCGACAGATTGCCGGCCGTAATCGTGCCCAGGTTCGCCGTGATCGCCGATAGCGTTGCGACACTTAATTTGTCCGCCGTGATCGTGCCGGCGGCAATGTTCCCCGCGGTGACGGTCCCGGCGGCGAGATTGCCGCCCGTGATCGTCGCGCCGGCAATGTTCCCGCCCGTGATCGTCCCGGCGGCAATTTGCGCCGATGTGATCGTCCCGGCGGCGAGATTCCCCGCCGTGATCGTCGTGCCGGCAATGTTCCCCCCGGTAATCGTGCCGGCGGCGATCTTCGCTCCTGTGATCGTCCCGCCGGCAATGTTCGCCGCCAGGATCGTATTCGCGGCGATTTCGGTCGTCGTGATTGTCCCGGCCTGGATCTGGCCGGCGGTAATCGTGTTGGCGACCAAGCGATCGCCCGTGAGACTGGCGGCGCGAATATGGCCCGATCCGATCTGGATCTGCATTTCGACATCGTCGAAGTAGAGCGTTTGACAGGTCGCGCCCGACGCCCGACACGTGTAGTTATACAAATCGATTGACAGCCAATGGACGTTCGCCGGAACCGTGTACGTAAACTCCCGATGATTCCAGCCCGTCGACGCGACCGAACAATTCCCACAGACGTCGGTAATCGACGTGTAGGCGACGTCGGACCCGCTGGCGGCGGCTTCCCGGACGTAGCGGACGTACCCCTGGGTCGACGTACTTTCATTCAGCCGGACGTACAACCCGGCCGACGTTTGTCCGTTGACGTCGAACGCGATCCGATAGGTTTGGCCGGCGGCGACGGGGATCGCGTAATAGATCAGACTGTTGAACCCGCCGGCCACGGTCGCGATCCCGGCCATCATCGGCCCTTCGGTGCCCAGCGTCGTCCACACGATCGACGCGCTACCGCCCGCGGTATCGTCCTGGGACCAGCCAGCGAGTCCTTCGGTCGCCGTCCGCCCTTCGAACGCCGCATTTTTGATCATGTTGTCGCCAAACCCCGTCGCTTGCAGACTGCCGACCGTGATCGAATTCGCTTGGATGTTCCCGCCGTTAATGTTCGTGACCCCCGACCCTTCGCCGGCAAGTGTCAACGCCACGCCGTCCCAGGCGACGCGCGTCCCGCCCGGCGTCCCCAGGCGAAACTTGTACGTCCCGTCACTGTCGCGCCCGGCCCATAGGCCATTCGCGCCCGTGCCAAACCCCGTCGGGATCGGGTTGCCGATCGCCAGACTTGGCGCCGTCGGCGAGAGACTAATGGTTTTCGTCGCGCCGTCGTACAGGTCTAACGGTAGGCCGGCGATTTCCGCGTTTTGATCGGAGATCCGCACATAGTGACGTCCCGTGAAATCGCCGGCCAGGATCCCGTATTCGCCGACGCCCGTGAGTCCGCGCAGGTTCCCCCAGCGGGTCCGCGGCGTGACGCCATAGGTCGGCGATCCGGCCCACGTACTGACTTGGACATACGGCGTGTTGACGCCGTACGCGCCAACCGCCGCACACCCGTTCACACAGACCGCGGGCGTCGACGTCGCGCCCGACAGCGTGTAGGTAAACGTCGACGCGCCCGTGACCGTGACGACAAACGCGCCGTTGTACGGCGGTTGGGACGCGCCGGAAATCACGACCGTATCGCCCGTCAGAAATCCGTGCGGCGTGTTTGTCGTCGCGGTCGCGGTCGTCCCGGCCGACGTCATGCTGACTAACTGGGTCGGCGCCGTCGCGTTGGTTTCGACGAATCCCTGTCCCGACACGCCGTAGTCCAGGACGATCGTTTTCGCCGGGACGATCGCCGCCCCCGCCATCGTCCCGCCCGTGTTGACGCCACTGCCCCGCGTAAAGGTCCACTGCTGATACGTCGGGTTCGTCGTGTCGGGTCCACTGACGGTCCCGATCGCGTCACTCACGGTTAACGCCCCGCCGCCGCGGGAATACGTATGGATGACAACGGTATCGCCGACGGAGAACAGGGGCGCCGTCGAGCGGGGGCGATATTCGACGCGGAAGTTTCCAGAACTGGCGCCCAGGGGCGGAACCGTGAAATCTTCGGATAACAC